CGGGCGGATCTGGATCACCGTCTGGTCAACGCCGTCACCGACGAGGCCCTGACAGTATGGGGCGTACACGCCGTAAGCGGTGCCGCCCTGCAGGAAGTCCACGATCTCGTACAACCCGGCAGGCAGATGCACGCGGGCCGGTGTTGACGGCATCCGGGCCATGCCCTGGCTGAACGTGTCCCCAACGCGGGCGAACGACGCGTACTCGATGGTTGGGAAGCTAGACGGCGGGACCGGGGACGAGATGGTGTAATCGGCTGATGCCGTCTCCCCCGCCACGGAGACGGTTACGGTAGCCATCAGTAGTTGTAGACAGCCGTCGCGGTCTGCCCGGTCGCCGTGGAAGCATCATCCGACAGGAGCGTCCAAACGTGGGACGTGGAGTCGCTGATACTGATCGGGAATATCGCCTTCGCGGTCGCGGTTTCCCCCGCAGCGGAGACGGTAACCGTATCGATGCGACGGTCCGACTTGACGGTCAGGGTCGCCGGGGTGACGGTGGTGTTGACGGTGACAGAAAGCGGGTTGAGCGTCATGGTGGGGGTGTCCTTTACCTAGTTGATGCCCATGAGTTTTGACGTGTTCGTACGAAAGTCGTACGCGGTGGGCTGCGTGGCGAGCCCGAGAGCGACCTGCTGGATCTGGTCGAGGTCGACCATGCACGAACGGATCAGTGCGACCTCCGCGGTGGTGTAACCGAGAGAGGTCAGGTCCGTGTCGGCCATGGCGTCGAGGCGTGCTTTCAGCTGCGGGACGCTCATGATGAGGTCCCGCAGCTGCAAGGCGAGCACGCCTAGTTTCTGGTCGATGTCGGCCTTACCGACCGGGAGCCCTACACTCATGTTTGACTGTAGGTCGCGGTGAGGGTGTACGTGCCGGCGCTGGCGAATGCCTGCGACGTGACGGCGGCGGCGTCGCGGATGTCGGCGGTGCCGGCGGTGGATGAGGCGGCCACGCCCGCGTGGTCGACCGTCGCACCCGACGCGACGGAGAACGCCGCCGCCGTGGACGTAATCACGGACGGTGTGGCTGCGGTCGCCGCACCCCACGACATCGCCAGTCGGGCGTAACCGCCGCCGGACAGCTCATTGGTTGCCGCGCCCGTGGTCGCCGGCACGCCGTTGAACAGGACACCATACGGGGCGGCGGTCCCATAGGCGTTCGCCACAGCCTGACGCTGGGCGGTGATTGTGATGGCCACGTCATTCTCCGATCATGTGCGGGTGGATGGTGTACTCGCCGTCGTCGCCGCCGGGGCCGGGGTCGTGTTCGTCGCCGTGGGTGACTGCCTGCCAGCGGGTGCGGGCGTCCGCCTCGTAGGCTTCGAGGTGGTCCAGTCCGACGTAGTCGGTGGCCTCATGGGTTGCGATGCCGCCGCCGGGGATGGCGACGACGGATGTCATGGTGACTTTGCGTTTCTCCACGGTCGTGGTTCCTTTACTGTCCTGCGGCGGGTGTGACCGTCGCGTCGGCGGGTGCTGCTACGGGCGGGATGGGCTGCGGCTCAGACACGGGTGCGGCAGGATTCGGGACCGGTGCGGGCACCGGGGCCGGGGCAGGGTCAACCGCGTCAACCACAGACTGGACCAGCGGGGCGATCTTCGCCACCACGTCGGCCGGGAGTACCTTGCCCAGCAGGCCCAGCACATCCTCAGCCAGCACCTTATTCGGGATCGCGTAGATTCCGTAGATGCCCAGAACGGCGACGACGCCGGTGAGGATGTTGAACCACGGGTCGGTGTGGGGCAGGAACCCGAGCGCGGTGGACCCGGCAAGGGCCACCGCCCCGGCAATAGCCTTAGCGAACTTCGGAAGTTTGAACATGGGGATGGTTCCTTTCGGTGGGGGATACGGTTATTTGTCGTACTGGGCTTTGATGCGTGCCAGTACGGCGTCGGCGATGGCGTTGACGTCCACCGCCGGCGGGTGCGCGGCGACGGCGTCGGCCACGAGTCTCGGGAGCGCGGCGGACACCGCGTCGGTGACTCTCGCGGCGACGTCGGCGACGTCGGTGCGGGTCGTGTTGTCCTGGAAGTCCCGGTATCCGGCGATGGTTGCCAGGTCGGTGGTCTGCCCGTCGGCTTTCCCGCTGGTCGGGTCGAAGTGGGTGACCGGGTGGGCCAGTACGGCGGCGGGCACTTCCCCGACACGGTCCTTCACCCATTCCCGGTCCACGTCGTGCATAGGCTGCACTACCGAGATGACCGCGTTTTTGAAGTCGTCGATGTTATTGAAGATGGCCAAGGGGTCCTCCTGGATGGGTGTGACCGTGCCGGACTGGGGGTTGACCTGCCCGGGCGTGCCGTAAGAGATGAGGGCGTTACGGTCGCCGTAGAAGATGTCCGAGTCGCCGCCCGTGATATTGGTGTCCGCGTTCTGCCACATGGCCACGGTGGTCCACGGTGCCGGGCTGGACGGGCCGATCGGGTTGTACTCCGGTGAGATGAGGCCGCCGCCGAGAGCTGCGAGCCCGGCCCAGTTCCACCGGGCACGGGACGCCGGACCCAGATAGTCGAGGCAGTACAGTTCGGAGAGCCGCAGCACTTCCCGTTCGAAAGCCACGCACCACGAAACCGGGTCGGCCGGCCACGGCGTGACCTTCGAGTTTTCAATGTCGAGGACAAGGAACTCGCCCGTGCGCCAGCCGAGCGAACCGAAGAACGTACGAGCCTCAGCGACCGGGTCACCCCATGCAGGGAAGTGGTAGTGCCCGACGACAAGGCCCAAAGACCGGGCTTCGGCGACCTGTGCGTCATGGTTCGCGTTGACCTTGTACATGCCCTGCGTGGACTTCACGTAGACGAAGCCCATGCCGGTCAGGTCCACGTTGCCGGGTTGCCACCCGGAAATGTCGCAGCCGATGATACTCATTCGGTGCCGCCGCCCTCCGTGGTGTGGATGTTCACCGTTGTGGATGAGGTGTGGGCCGCGTCGTCAAGGGCGTTCACCCGTTGTCTTAGCGATTCCACCGTGTCGGCGAGGGTGGTGATGCTGGCGTGGGTTTCCCTGACCTGGTCTTTGATGGTGCCGCCGTGGTTCGGTTCGAGTTCCCGGAGCCGTTCCGTGTGGGTGGTGAGGATTTCCAGCGCCTGCGAGAGTTGTGCTTCCGTGGTGGCTTGGCGTTCCATGAGGCCCGGCCGTGCGGGGACGCCGGGCCGCGCCTGCTGCCCGGACAGGTCGCCCAACAGCTGGAGTATCCACCCGTACGGTTTCGCCAGTTTGAACAGGCCAAACCCGAGCAGGCCGAGGATGAGGATGACGCCGATAATGACCGCGAAACTCCCTGACTGGGACGTGATGAACGCCATGACGCTACCCATTAGGCGATCTTCCAGACGAAGGAGGCGCAAAACTTCGACGGAGATCCGGCCGAGACTGGGCCCGTCACCCCGGCGAGGGCGATGGAACCATCGGTGCCGACCCTGACCAACGCGGAGGACAGCCCGTTGAACTCGATGGTCCCCGTCGTGGTCACGTAATCCGTGGGCCGGTAACCCGCGGGAATGAGGCCAGTCAGGATCGTGGTCCACGACCCGGCAGGGCAGTTGAACGCGGACCCGCCGGTCCGGGCGACGATGAACTGAAAGCTCACGTACTTTTCACCCGTCACGGCGGCGGAGGCGAACAGCATGCAGTTGTACGCCCATGTCGCGTCCGCCGTGGATAGTGCCTGCAGTGTGGTGGCCGGCACGACGGACGGGACGGTGGCGAGTGTGGTGATGTTCGCGGTGATGATGCTGGCCGCGCCGGCGGGAACGTTGATCCACGCGAGGGCGAGCGCGTTGGTCGGCAGCGTTGGCGCGTTGGCCGGGTACGTTGCCCCGGCGGCCGGGACCCCAGTGGCCACGGCGATTACCGCCTGGTTGTTCGCCCCGGCGTAGGTGGCGTCCTGGATGGCCACGTAGACGACGTCGATGCGCGGGTTGGTCGGGTCGGATGTTGAGATCGTCACCGGGTAGGCCGCGTCGTTGAGGACGAAATATTTGCCCTGCTTGCCATAGCCTTGCCCGGACAGGTGTCCGGCGTCGGTCCCTTCGATCCATGCGCGTCCGACGCCGACGTTGACGGCCATGGATGCGGTGGTTGTTTGGGTGACGGCGTAATCGCCGTGCTGGACGATGCCGCCCGCCCCGTTGGGCAGCAGTGAGGCGATGGCTTGCCGGACGGTGTCCGCGTTGATTGGGACGTTCTGGAGTGCGAACGTTGCGCTGATGGTCACGGCGTGCTCCTAATGGTGTACGGGTGCGGGGCGGGCGGTTCGGCGGGCGCGTTGTTCGCCTGTACGGCGGGCGGGTGGTAGGTCGGTGCCGGTGGTGGCGTGCCGCCTTCCAGCGCGAGTAGGCGCCGCTCCTGGTCCTTGACGACGGCGAGCAGGGCCACGGCGAGCAGGTCGTAGCGGACGTTGTCGACTTTGCCGTGGAACCACTGGGCGAGTTCGGGGACGAGTTCGGCGACCTGTTCGGCGATTAGCCCGTATTCGGTGACGTCGCCGTTATGCGTCCTCTCGTAGAGGACCGGGTCGAGTGCGAGGACGCGGGCCGGGTCGATCCGGTGCTCCCTGATGTTGTGCTTATACCGGGCCGATGACGTGTTCTTGCCCATCAGGTAGTCGGAACCCACCCACACCGCGTAGTAGCTGGTGCCGCCCACGTTGTAGTTGAACGCGTGGGATGAGCCGCTGGAGTCACTGACGGCGGAACTGACCTGCGTCCCGGCGATACTGACGGGGTCGGAGCCCGCGGACCCGTGGGAGGATGCATGCGCGGACGGCGCGAACGTGGCCGGTTTGTTCGCCACGTTGGTCCAGTCAACCGTGCCGCCGCCGACCTGCACCCAACCGCCGCCGACCAGGACCTCGACGCCATAGTTGCCCGGGTTGGAGTTCGTGAGCGGACCGAACCGGGCCACCGGGGCGCCGGTCGTGTCGTACGCGGTGACGGACCCGTCATCGGTCCGCATGCCCGTGATTTGCTGGTCGGATGAGTTGAAAACGTGCACGCCGTCGGCGTCGATCTTGATGCCCGGCTGGCCGATACCGGAACCGGTGGACGCGTTGACGAGCCACGGCGTGGTCATCAGGTTGTCCATCCGGGACTCGATCTTCGACAGTCGGACGGCGATGTTGTAATCCGGGCCAAGGTTGGAATTGACCACGGGGCTCCAATCAGAAAACGGGCGGCCGGTTGAGCGTGAACTTCACCGTCGGCACGCCCTGCGGGGGGACGTTCACTTCGTAGGCGGCGATCCGCCACCACTGCCGCAAACCGGTCGGGAACCAGATCGACGGGCCTGACCACAGCAGGATGTCGTCGCCGATCTGAAACTCACCGAGCGCGCACGGGGCGTAGTCGATAGGGACCGTCACAGTCGGCGTCCTGATCGGCTTCCCGAACTGCTGAATCGACCCGTTCGCGATGGTCTGCAGCTGCGCCTGGTTCGTGATGTGCGAGTACTGGAGGACTTCCTGCAGTAGCGGCATCTGCCCGAGCCCGCCGCGCGGTGCCGGGTCGTCGCCGAACGCAACAGGCTGGGCGCCGCCCGTGCCGCCGCCGACGACGATGATGTGGTTCCCGGAACCGGTCGCCTCAGTCGGCCACGTCCAGTCGGTGGCTTGCATCAGGTTCACGGACAGGCCCGACGATGTATGGTCCCGGCCGCAGCGCGGCGACACGATCATCATTTTGTGCTGCGGGACACCGTTCAGGAACGTGTCCGTGATGTAGTAGTCCACGCCGCCCGTGCCGGGGGTGACGGCCGCCGTCATGTCTGCGATGACCTGCGCCACGGTGGTGTACTGGGATTTGTTGTAGGACGGTTTCACGGCGGGCGGCTGGTTGTTGCCGACGATGACGGGCACGAGCCCGCGGTTAGCACCAGCCCCGGCGGCCTGCGCGTCGTTGACGACGGTTTGGATGAGGGTGGCCGGGCCGATCAGTGTGGTGTACGAACTCGCGATGACGGAGGACGCGAAGTAGGACGGGAGCGCCTTACCCGAGACCGTCAGGACACTCTTGGACGGCTGCTTAGCCGTCTGCCATGCGATCCCGGAATACAGGATCGACGTGTCCGCGTTCGCCGTGACCAGCGTCTTGAACGGTGTGCCGCCCAACGCCATGATGACCTGCCCGGTCCCGCGGGCCACCGGGTCGGACAGGTCGAGGTCGTAGCTGAACTCGCCGGCGTCGTTCATGCGGACCGCGTATTTCAGGTTCCCGGCGGTGGGCAGGTCCGTGAGCTTGGTGTTGGTGTTGATGTCCCACGCGGAAACCCCAAGGACGCCCATACGGTCCCCCTAAGCTGCGGAGTAGGTCGGGAAGATGGAAGCGGTCAGGGTGCCGGCGACGGCGACCGCGTCACCGGACGCGAACCCGACCGTCGTCACACCCGGCGCGCAGGAGAAGAATGACGAGCCGACGAGGACCGTGTTGTTCCGGTTGGCCGTTCCGTTCAGGGTGACGACCCCGGCCTGGTGGTCGATGACCACAGTGTCGGACGCGCCCAGCACGATGTTGAGTTTGATGAACTGCCCGGTCGACTGGTTGCTTATCGCCGGGTAGGACAGCGGCCCCTGCAGGACGAACACAGGCTTGGCCGCGTAGGCGCCCGTGTTGTTCAGGCTGACGGACCCGCCCGTGGACGCGCCGAACGTCCACGGGAACGACGCCGGCCATGACATGCCCGCCGTGGGTGACGGCAGCCCGACGGTGCCGGTAACCACGTTCCCGTCGTAGATGGCACCGTCGGAGGACGTCCACTCGCTGACGGGTTGCACCCGCCCGTACTGGTAGTCCGTGTTGATCGGGACACTGTATTTTGTGGGGCGGCCGAACAGGTAGAACGGGTAGGTGCGGCCGGGGAGTTTGACCTGCATCATGGATACCGGTTTGGTGGTGCCCGCCCCGGCTTGCTGGCGGAGGTAGTCGCCGGCGGTCATGCACACGGTGGACGGGTCGCCGACGTTCTGGAACCCGGCGGCGAGGGTTTGCAAAGCTGCTTCCACGCCGCCGGGCGCCAGTGTGAGTTCCCATTTGAACGTGACGGGCCGTTCCCCGAGGAGGTTCAGCCCCGGGTAGGTGCCGTCCGACTGTGCGCGTGGGGTGTCCCCAGACCGGACGCCCGCGAGGTCGCGGAGCCCGTCGATGCCGAGGAGGTTGATCCCCGTCCCGGCGCCGACTGTGACACCGGTAGGCAGGATGATCTGCCAGTTCTGTATGGTCACGCCCGGGCCGCCTTTCAGCCTTGGAGGAGCATTTTGTATCCGAGGGCTGCGGCGATCTGGTTGGGGTCGGCGTTGGTTTGGGCTTGGACGTTGATGTAGTTGACCGTCCCCCCATTACCGGCCCCCGACTGGCCGCCTGACGCGGTCGCACCCGCGGCGGTGCGGGCACCGGCCGTCATGGTCCCGTACCCGCTGCCCGAGGCTGCACCGGCAACGGTGTCCGCGGCGTCGGTGACGGACCCGATGCCGGCGTGCATGCCCACGGCCAGGTCCTCCACGAGTTTCTGACCCGAGTAGAGGGTGTACCCTTTCCCGGACAGTGGGCCTTTCTTCGCTGGTGAGTGGGGCATCATGTCGGTAATGGATTTGATGACGCCGCCGATAGCCCCGGTTACGGCACCCACGGCGTTCGTGATGCCTTTGGCGAGGGATTGGACGATGTTCGCGCCCGCCTGCAACGCCTGCCCCGCGATCCCGCCGATAGCACCCATGATCTGGGAACCCATGTTCGACACGGCACCGACGACGCTCCCCACACCACCGGACACCGCACCGATGATGCTGGACCACACGCCGGAGATGAACCCGACGACGCTGTTCCAGATGGAGGTGAAGAACGACCAGATGTTATTCAGCCCGGAAGAGACGAACGACCATATGGTGTTCACGCCCGAAGAAACGACCCCGGATATGGCAGCCCACGCGCCAGAGAGGAACCCGTGGACAGCGTTCCAAATGGTCGACCAGACACCGAACACCATGTTCAGATAATTGGTGATGACCGTGTGGATCATGTTCATCGCCGGAGTGAGGAAGTTGACGATGCCGTTCCACACGCCCGTGAAGAACGCGGAGACCGCGGACCATACCGTGTTCCAGATGGCAGCGATTTCCTGCAGTGCGGAGCGGACCGTGACATAAATGGTCATGAGTGCGTATTGGATGCTCACGGCGATCAGCCTGAAAATGGCGATCACTAGTTGGCCGAACGGTCCGTTCCAGAAACCGTTCCAGATTCCGCCGATGAAGTTCAGGACGGACCCGATAACTTCCCGGACCGCGTTCAGCCCCGAGTTCACCCCTGCGGACAAGGTGGACCAGATACCGCCCCACCATCCAAGGAATCCTCCGATGATTCCCTGGATGGAGTTGACGATGCCGTTCCAGATCCCGGTGATCCATGACGCGAACCCGGACCACACACCGTTCCACCAGCCGACGAAACCGTTGATCACGGACGTGCACCATTTGATGAACCCGCCCCACACATTCGCGATCCACGCGGATACGGTCCCCCAGTTCGCCGCCAGAAGGACGACGGCGGCAATCAGTGCGACGATACCGACGATCACCCATGTGATCGGGTTGGCGAGCAGCGCGGAGTTCATCACCCATACGGCTGCCGCCGCGACCAGCAGGCCGATAGCGAGGACGCCGAGGCCGGCCGCGAGGACCATGGCGATGGTCTGGTGCTGGGAAAAGAAATTGAACAGGCCCTGGATGGCGCCCATGACGATCTTCGCCGCCGGCGCCAGTGTGGTGCCGAGTTTGATGGCGAGGGTCTGGAAGGACTCGGCCGTCTTGGCGGTTTGCACGGCGAGTTCCTGCTGGGTTTTCGCCCATGTGGAAACGTCGGAACCGTTCTTCTTCCCCGCCGCCCCGACTTCTTGGACGCGGGTTTTGAACCCGGCCATGTTTTCGCCGGTCAGCATGAGGGCCGTGTTCATGCCCGTGGCGCCGCCCATGATCGCCTTGAGTGCGGCGGTCGCGGTTTGCGCGGCGGGGCCTCCGGCTTTGATCTGGTCGTTGTAGCCCTTCACGGTCTGCGCGAGGGTCATGAACTGTTTGCCCTGCGCGTCCCCGGACGCTCCCATGCCCTTGAATGACTTCTGGAACGCGGACATGGACATGGTCCCGTCGAGGAACGATTGCGCGTTCTTCGCCAGGGCGGGCGGCATTTTGCCGAGCATGGTTTGCAGGTCGGCGGTCGCCGTCGCGGACTTCTTCATCGTGTCGATCACGACCAGCCCGGACGGGCCGAGCTTGGACGCGATCGCGTTGGTGACGATGTCGAGGGTGCCGGTGAGGCCGCGCTTGCCGAGGTTCGACGTCAGGTCGGTGACGTTGATACCGAGGGACTGCATCGCGTTGATGGCGACGTTGTTTGGGGCTTGGAGGCCGCGGATGGTGTTGGCGAGTTCCTGGGTGGATTCCTGTGCGGACGTGCCGTGCTGGGTGAGGGTGGCGATGGCGCCACCGATCTGGTCGAACCCGACGCCTGCGGCGGATGCGACGGGCAGGACGGCGGCCAGGGAACCCGCGTACTCTTGCATCGTCGTTTTCGCGGCACCAGCGCCGGCGACGAGCATGTTCGTCGCACTGGTGGCCTGCCCGGCGGTCATGTGGTAGGACGTCATCATGGACGTGACGGCGCCGGTCATGGTCGCGAGGTCCACGTTCTCAGCCTTCGCGCCCTCCGCGGACTGTTTCAGGACGTTGAGGCCGTCAGCGCCCCGGTAACCGGCCTTCTCGATGGTGTACATACCTTCGGCGAGCTGTTCCGTTGACGTTCCCGTGGCGGTGGCGACGTTGAGGATGCCGTTCTTGACGGTGTCCATGTTCGACGCGAGCTCCCCGCCAGCGGTCTGCAGCAACGTCATGGCCTGTTCGTATTTGGACGCCTGCTTGAGCGCTTCCGTGGCGGCGACGGCGAGTCCGCCGGCGAGGATGCCGCCAGCCATGCCAGCCGCACCCATGGCAACTTTCCCACCGCCACCCGAGGACTTAGCCTTCGATGACGCCTCAGCTGCGGCCGCGGTTTTCTCGTCCGATACGCGGATCGCGTCGTTCGCGGCGACCTGCTTGTCAGCGGCGATCTGTGCCGCTGTGGCGGCGTTGCCCGCGGCATGGGCCTCCCGTGCCGCGGCGAGTTCGGCGGCGGCCACAGCCCTGCCCTGCGCGTCCCCGGTAGCCGCCGCGGCCTTAGCCTGCGCGTCCACGGTGCGGGCCGCAGCGAGTTCCGCGGCTTTCGCTGCGACGTCCGCGGCGAGGACCTGCTGGTCGGCGGCGATCTTCGCGGCCGACGCAGCTGTCCGGGCGGCGGATGCTTCCTTCTCCGCCGCCGCCATCGCCTGACCCGCAGCAGTGTTCATCGCCGCCGCGATCTTGCCCTGCTCAGTGAAAAACTGGGAACCGTCAGCCATGAACTTCATGACGACCGGGGGCAGGAAACCGCTCACAACCGCACGCTCCTGTCAGGTGATATACCGGGCCCAGTTCTCCATGGCGATGGCGGGCATGCGTTGACGGATGGTTTTCGCGGCCGGCCCGAAGTACGGGTACGCCCGGTTGTGGCCTTCCCGGCCCAACTCGATCGCCCGCGCGTAGACGGCGGTCGGGCCGACTTCGCGGGAGTACCTGCCCGGCCCGTCGTGGATGAGGGACTGGGCCTGGATGCTGCGGCGCAGGTTCCCGGTGACGACGTTCGGTTTCGGGCCGCCGCGGTGCGGTTCCCCGCGGCGGTGTGCGCCCTCGAAGTTGGACATCGCCTCACGGATGAGGATGGCCGACGCCTGTTCCACGTTCGCCCGCGCCGCCAAGTCCATGCCCGCGTTCATCCGGGCGAACGCGGCGTTCGCTTCGCCGAGTCCCTGCCATATGGCGCCCTGCAATCCGATGACCACGGCACGGCCCCCCTATCCGCGGCTGGCCGCTTCGTTCGCCCGCCGTTCCCCGTCCGCATAGGCGTCGGAGATCCGCAGCATGGCCTCGATCGTTTCCTCGGGCGTGTCCAGGTAGTCGGCGTGGGTGCCGCCCATGGCTTTGCGGTACTTATATTCGCGGTGCCATGCGGCCATGCGGGGGGAGAGTGTCAGGCGCCCGTTTCCGGCGACGGCGTCGGCGATGTTCCGGACACCCCAAAAGGGCTGGACGGCTCCTCCAGCGTCTCCTCAGACGGTTCGAACTGGGCGGCCGGCGCTTCCATGGAATTGATCGCCGCGGACAGGGCGTCGTAGACGGGGGTGGGGATGTCCTGGACGGCGTCGATGCTGTCCGGGCGGGGCAAGGGTGCGCCGTCGGGGCCGGTGAGGTCCCACGATTTCAGGTGCGAGTAGATGGACGCGTCCGTGATCTTGAAGAACAGGCCCGCCTCAGACTCGGTGAGTTCCACGTCGGGCAGCGAATCGACGGCGTCCGTGGCGCCCGGGTTTTGTTTGACCGTGCCGTCGGGCAGTTTCAGGGACCCCGCACGGTTCAGTTTCTTCATCAGCGGGGACGCCTGCAAGGCGATGACCTGGGTGGCGCGTTGCCGGCGGGGCGTCATTTCGTCGAGGGTGAGGAGTTCGGCGGTGCCGCCGGGGATGGGGACTGTGACAGACAAGGTGTGCTCCTGGGGATGGGTGCGGTGGGTGTGGGGTGGTGCGCCCGGCGCCGCGGGTGGTGGGCGGCGCCGGGCGGGTCAAACGGGTTAGAACGGTGTGATGACGGCGTTGATCTGCTGCGCCTGGATGGGTGAGAACTTCGTGTCCAGCGCGTCGGTCGCGTTCGCGATGGCCTCGAACGTGGACTGAATCGTCAGCCAGTCCGTCGCGGTCGGCTGCGGGTCCGCGGCGTCGTAGGCGACCTTCGACATCTGCAGTTTCAGCGGGTGCGTGGAGTCGCCCTGCGTGAACAGGGACACCACCACGGACGGCTGAGTGTTCGCGATGAAGTTGGCGAGGTCGACGTCGGCGGTGCCCTGATACACGGAATCGAACGTGCCCGTCACAGTCACCGGGCCGCCGAAGATCCCGCCGGGGACCTGGGTGCCGTTGATGACCGGGACCGGTTTCACATCGCGTTTGATGTCGATCGTGATGTTCGTGTACTTGAGTGCGGCGGAACCGCCGAGGCTGATGGACGCCGTGAACGGGGGCATCAGTTGCGCGGTCGTGGGCGTGTTCGTCGGTGCGGCCAGGTTGATGCCCTGCAAACCCGTCCACGCGACGTCGATGGTCGGTTTCTCGTTCGCTTTGATCGTCAGTTTCACGTCGGACGCGACCATGCCGGGGATCTGCATGACCTTACCGTCGCCCTGGTACAGGAACCCGGTGTAACTGGTCGGCTGTGCCGTGTGGGTGGCGTCGGAAAGGTTATACAGGGAGCACGCGTGCATGATCGGGTCAGTTGACCCGGTGACGGTGTCTGTGCCGCCGAGGATGGACAGGAAGTGCGGGTAAGCGGTGTCCGCGTAGACCTGCGTCTGGTAGGACAGTTCCGCCCACGCCATGCCCTGCACCTGCCCGTACGTGGTCGCCATCGTCCCGCGCAATGCCTGGTCTTTCAGTGGCGTCGTTTTGCGGGAGTACTTGGGGGAGATGACGGGAATCCACATGGTCGGGGCCGCGATCGGCGTCCCCGGCGTGACTTCCTTGGCGAGTCCGAGCCACTGAGTGCTGCCCGGAAGGTAATTTACAGCAGTCATTTCTGTGACTCCTCTTTCGTCTTGGTGGCGGCCGCCTTGGTGGCGGGTTTGGTGGGCGGCGTTTCAGCGAGATCCGGGTGCGGGTACGGGTCGGTGGTGGTGAGCCCGTCGCCCGGTTCGACGACGATGGTCTGCCCGGCGGCCAGTTCGGACGGGTCACCGTCGGCGGGGTGGTGCCAGGCGTTGACGTCCTGGGCCAGGCCGAACAGTGCGCGCGGGTATGCGCCGGTGTAGGTGTAGTCGGCCACAGCCGGTCTCCTTAGAACATGGACGTGTACGCGGATGAGGTGATGGGCGCCACCCCGGTGGTGCGTAGCGCTTTGCTACGGCGGACCCGGTGGCGGGCGGTGTGCCGTTTGAGCGGGTGCCGGCGTTTGAGGAGGCGGCGGCGGACGGTGCGTTTGCGCCGTGCGATACGGTGCCGGAGCGCGCGGCGGCGCGTTTTGTGGCGGACGGGGCGGCGGCGTGCGTTGCGGCGCTTCACGGACCGCCGCCGCAGCACCCGCTTCCGGGTGGTTTTGCGGAGGGTGGCGTGCCGTTTCGCGGTGCGCCGGTGCGCCCGTCTGGTTGCGGGGCGTTTCCGCATGGACGGTTTCCGGACCCGCGGTTTCCGCAACGCGATCGCGGACCGGTTCGTCACGCCCCGGTAACGGCGGAACGAATGTTTCCGCACCTTCCGGCGGAGGATGACGGGCCGGCGGACGGCCCGTTTCCGGGACGCGAACCGGGACCGCATTAGGGCGCCCCGGCCGTGACTATCTCAGTTACCTTGAACTCCACGTAACTGATCGACCAGATCTTCCCGCCGTTGTCCCGGACGGGCAGGTCCGTTTGCACGACGATGTCCATGTCATGGTCACCGGCCTGCCAGACCGGCCCGGCGCCGCCGCACCCGAGTGACGGGTCGCGGCGCAACATTTTCACGACCGTGTCCAGGACCGTGTCCAGGTCATCCACCCACCCGTCCACGCCGCCGCCCGTGACGGGTATCCGGTACTGGTATTGGATGATGAGGGCGGCGTCGTAGACGACGGCTTTCTGCGCGGCCGGCCCACCAACGGTCAGCCACGTGTCGGTCTGGTGGTCGATGTGCACGAACGCGGCCGTGCCCGGCAGGCCGTTGTTCACCCACGCCTGCCCCGGCGTGAAGTACGGCTCATCCTTCGCGACCGACGCGAGCCCGGGCGCCCCGGTGAAGTAGTTGGTGATCGCGGCCCGGATCTCCTTGCGCGGCATCAGGTGACCCGCTTGAACTCTTGGAGGAGGTCCACGGCGGCTTCCCAGTCGTCGGACGCCCCGGACTCCATCTTGTCCGTCTCCGCGGCCTGCCCGCGCATGGACGGCATCTGGATGGATTCGGCGCCCCTGGTCTTGACGAGCACGCAGGTGAGGGAGATGACGGCCTGTTTGATCTGCTGCGGCATGGCCGTCAACGTGTCCCCCAATTGGTACGCGTTGACGGTCGCCGCGGTGATCGGCACTGTCCCGGGGCCTGGGACGGCGGTGGGCACGAACGTGGGGTCGACGGTGACGGTTTCCCCGTCGGTGCCGCCGTACAGGTACACGGTCTGGCCCGGGTTGAGGCCCAGCATGGACGTCACCGGGACGGACGTCACCCCGGCGGCGATGGTCGAGGTGACCTGCGCGTCGAACCAGCCGTTGATGTACTGGACCGTGGCATAAATGTCGTCCGGCAGGGACCGGTAATAGTTCGGGTAGATCAGCGAGTTCCCGGACCCGGTCACCGGGATGGTGACGACGTTGTTGGAGTCGGGCCACACGTCCGCGAGGGACACGGTGGACAGTGCCGACATCGTGGAAGGCGTCCACCCGGCCGTGACCGCCGTGATCCCGAGGATGGGTGTGTACTGCAGCGGGACCCGGATCGTCCCGTCGTTGAGGACATGCCACCGGCCCGTCCTCGTGTCCACCGTCGCCGCGAGCTTCTGGTTACACAGCGAGTCCGCCCACGCCGACGCCCGCCGGATCAGGTTCGCCAAAGTCTGCGACTGTGACAGGGGCCCGGACGCGGGCAACAGTTGGGACACGTCCACGCCGGTGGGTGCGTTGAGGAACTCGGCCGCCGTGATGTACGGGCCCTGCGTGGCGTACGTGGAAACGTACGGGGGAGTGATCATCGGGCCGGTCCTCTCATCAGTGCCAGCGGAGCGGGAAGGACTTGAAGAACTCGGCCGTGTACCAGCCGCGTTCAACGAACACCAGTTCGTAGGAGCCCGGGAACACGTCGCCGATCATCCGGCCGTCGTGGAACACGTTCACCCCGGCCGCGGCCAGCGCACCGTCGCACAGCTGGGCGCATTGGAACTGCCCGTCGTCCTGGAACCGTTGCCTGATCCAGTGCGGGAACCGGAACCGGAAAACGCGTTCTACGGCGATCAGGGCGTCGTCGAGGTATGCGTAAGGCTTGCCGATCTGCGCGCGCGCGTATGCGGCCACGATGTCCTGCTGCGGGCCGGTCAGGACGAACTCCGACCAGACCGCGGCCGGCCAGTCGGTGACCGGGTGCTCGGCCACGCCGTCACCGTCAGCGGACACGCAGCGGCCGTCGCCGACGTCGACGATCATGTGGTAGCAGTGGGAGCCGGTGACTTTGCAGATAGCCCATGAGATGAAGCTGTGCGACCCTGCGATGACGGCGACCTGGCCTTTGCTCACGGTTTCGCCTCCCGGTCCAGCAGTTCGCGGATCTCCATGACGATGACGGTCAGCGCCTCGATCTCGGCTTTCGCCTGGACGTTCGTGTCGTAGTCGTGCTGCGCCATTGCGGAGGCGATAGCGTCCTGCCGTTTCGCCGCGATGAGGAGGATGGCGCCCTGCAGCCCGGCCAGCATGGACAGGAACAGGTTCAGGAGGATGAACGGGTACGGGTCGAAGCCGTGCGAGTTGTTCCCGGCCGCCCACAGGGCCATGAAGCAGAGGAACCCGATGACGAACGGCCACGAGCCCATCGCGTTGCGGAGACGGTCCGCGGCACGCTCCCCAGGGGTGAGACCGTCCTTGTGTTTGTCGTGCCACGTCCGCTTGCTCACGACTTCGCCGCCTTCGCCGCCATGTCTTTGAGCACCTTGGTGTGCGCGAGGTCGAGGATGTGGCGGGCTTCCGCGCATGCGAGCGCGTTGTTCGTCACGGTCAGTTCGTTGTCCTGCTTCTGCTCGCCTGACATGGACCAGTTCGTGGAACCGGTGACCAGCCACACGCCGTTGACGATGAGCATTTTCCGGTGGATGATGGCGCCCTTCTCGGACCGGCCGATGGCCACCGAGTTGCCTTCCATCTCGGCCCGGTACTTCGTCAGAATCGCCTTCTCGTGGACGCCGCCGGCCTGCGATGAGTCGAGCGTGACCTGCGAGTAGATGTCCGGGTTGCGCATGAAACCGTCGATCACTTCGGCGGCCTCGTCGTCGTCGTACCCGAACATGGAAAGCACGAAACTGGTCCGCACTTCCGCGAGGACGGCCATGATGACGCCGTGCACGTCATCCCATGGGGAGTAGAAGCGGCGCGTGTCGGACTGGTAGTTCGGGTCCACCGGTCGGGTGGCCTTGTATTTGTCGAGGTCTGCGATGGTCAGGGCCACGGGGCTACTCCTTAGTGGTGGCCTTCCGTGCCGCCGGTTTCCGCTTCGGGGTTTCGCTGGGCTCAGCGGGCGGTTCGGCCGGTTCCCATCCGTGGACGCGGATCAGCCATTCGCCGATGCCGGCGGGGACGTCGAACACGCCGGCATCGTCCGGTTCGTATCGGTTGCCGTCTCCGCCGGATACGGCGGTGACGTCGGGTTTGCTGATGAACATGGTTCCCTCCAGTGGGATTGCTGGGACGGTTTGCGCACGGCGGGCAGGAATCGAACCTGCGACCTACGGTTTTGGAGACCGTTGCTCTGGCCTACTGAGCTACCTCCGCTTGAGGGCGGCGTGCGTATCCCCGGCGCACGCCGCCCCCGTCTTGCTCGCGGCTACGTCTTAGCCGGCCGCGATGTTATTGATGACCGCACATGTGACAGGTGCTTTGTTGGTCAGGGTTTCGAGGGAGGACACGTCCCATTCCTCGCGGGGGCCGCCGTTGGCGCCGGGGGTCAGGGACACCCCGTAGTCGAACTCGGCGACGTCGCGCAGCGTGCGGACGCTGAACGTGTTGGCGATACCCGAGTTCGGGTACGGGACCCGCTCGGTCAGGGCCAGGATCGTTCCCGGAGGAACGTGAGGGTCAACGACGATCATGATTTCCTCGCCGCCCGCGGAACCGTTGATGTACCGGGCCACGGAACCGCCGGCCGTCGCACCCACACGCCCGGTGCCCTGCGGCTCCAGGTACGTGATCGCGTTACCGCCGCCGAACACCTTGCCCTTGATGTCCTTCGCCTGCTGGGAGTTCATCAGGTAAACCGTGGGGGAGAGGTTGGTGGCCTCGAACACGAGTTCGTTGATGTTGTCCAGTTCGGTGATGCCCTGCGCGGAGCCCGTCAGGGTCGCGCCGTCGAGGGACAGGAACGTGGCGCCGGACGTGGCGCCGGAACCGGCCTGCACGAGACCGTTGGTGCCGTAGTCGCCCGACAGGGTCGCGAGGATGCCGTTGTAGGCGTTCGCGCTGTAGGACGCGTCCACGGCGGGGACGGTGGTGGGCTGCACGTTGGACAGGGACGGGAACCCGGCGACCGGGACCGGGGCGTTAGCCGCGGGCATGGACGTCAGGGTGAACTTGTTGGTGGTGGTCGTCCCCACGTAGTAGGACGTGCCGCCGCCGTTCGCCGCGAACCAGTCATAGGCGACAGCGCCACGCACAGCCGGGACGGAAGCCGCCACCGAGTTGGTGGTGCCCGCGGACACGGTGACGTTGTTGTCGGCCGAAGCCACGCCCGAGCCGCCGTAGTAGTAGTTGTACGCGGACCGGGCAGCTGCCCGGATGTGCACAACGATGGACGCGCCGATGGTGCCGCCCGTGGCGGACGCCGTCAGCGTGGTAGCGCCGATAGCCGGGAGCGGGAAGTTCTGCCCGCCGATGATGGCCTTGTTGGCCGCGATCCGCCACTGCATGAGCGTGCCGGTGACCGCGATGGCCTTAGCGTCGGCGTAGTTCTTCGCCAGGGCGATAGCGTCCTGGGTGACCTTCCCGGACAGGCGGAGCGGCTGGTAGGTGGCCAGCACGTCCAGTTCGGAGAAGTTCACGAACGAACCGCCGCCGTCAATCCCGGTGAACGGGTTGGGCTGCGTGTTGTTGATGTTGAGCATCGCGCGCCAGTGGGCGGCCTGCGAACCGTCGCCCTGCTCGCGCTTGATACGCTCAAACGTGGGTGTGACGACCGGGACCAGCGAAACGACGCCGGACAGGTCGTAGCCGTACAGGCCGGTGGTGCCAACGACACCAGCGGTCTGGGCTTTGCGGACGGCGTCCAGAGTTTCCTCTGTGATGCCATTGATGTCAGTCATTGGACTGCCCTTTCAAGAGTTGGGTGGCACAAAAAAACCGGCACCATGCGGTGTCGGTTTCTGGAACGGGTGGAACGGTTCGGGCTACTGCCCCCAGATTTTGCGGACCTCGGCGGCGATGCCAAGGACCCGCTTGCCCGGGTCGGTTTCGGACTCCAGCGACTTGCGCACTTCGTCGGAGTCGGCAGTGTGCCCACGGAGCGCCGGGCCAGGCTGGTTCGGCCGGTGGCCGGACAGCATGGGTCCGCTATCGCGCGGGGTCTGCTCCATTTTCTGGAGCCGTTCCGTCAGTTCGGCGTTGCTCTTGACCAGCGGCTCTACAGCGGTGGTGACTGCGGCCTCAAGGGCCTTCGCTACCGCCTCAGCGACACGGTCGTCCAACGACTTGGTGACGGTCTCATCGTCCGCGGCGGGTGCCGGGGCGACGGGTGCGGGGGCCGGCGCCACGGGGGCGGGGTCGGCTGCGGCTGCCACGGGGGCGGCTGCGGGGTCGGCCGGGACGTCGGGGGTAGCGTCGGCGGCGTCGGCTGCGGGCGCGTCTCCCTCGGTGGCGGCATCGGAATCGGCGGCGGGTCCGGTCGCCAGCGGGGTCAGGTCGTCGGAATCGACGGAGCCCAGCAGGTTCCCGTTCTGGTCATAGACGGCGACCTGCGTGCCGTCGTCGGCTTTGGCCACCTCGGTGGCGGGGGTCTGGTCGGTCACGGTCGTATCCTCCGTAGTGGTGTGGCGGCTCAGGGCTTTGATGAGACCGAGCGCGCGGGCGTCGGCTTCGGCGTCACGCTGGCCGGTGTCGGCTTCGTTCTGCTCGTCGACGGCGAACTTCGCGAGGGTCGCCAGCGCGAAGTCGAGGGCGCATGCGGCGTCGTCGAGGTTCCACTGGTTGTCCCATGACGCTTCGTCATCTTCGGCGCCCTCACGGGACGCGAGCTCGCGCAGCTGGTCACGGACCTGCACGAGCGCGTCCGTGGCGGTGCGTGCCTTGGCAGCGTCGACGGCTTCCCATGCGGGGGCGCCGGGGTTTGCGTCGACGGCGGCGGCGTCATCGACGGTTTCCCCGTCAATGTTCGCGCCGTCCTGCACGTCGGTGCCCTCAATGTCCTCGACCTGCTCCTCCACGCCGTCATCCTTGACGACGGGCGTCTGGGACTTGAGCAGCAGGAACGGCATCCCGGTCGCGGGTCCGTCAACCGCGTCAACACGGCCGATCACGGGGTTAACAATTTCGGTGGTCACGATGGTGCCTCACTTTCTCGTCGGGCACCCATACCTTGGATGGACCACCCGTTGACTTTGCCCGTCTTGATGAGGGGCCAGGTTTCGGCGTCGAAGAGGACGCCTATGAGCCAGTCACCGGATTTGATGACTTGCGGTTGCCCGTCGGCGCCAGCGGTTTCCCAGTCGGGTGCCCCGTCGGGCCACACGTAGGAGTGGATTACTTTGGCGTGGCCGACGGTGCCGTCGGCGTGGTGGAACCCGACCTGTTGGGCGCCGTCCGCCATATACGTTTCGGCGGATTTCCAGACCGAGTCGGCGGTCATGAACTCGCCGTGCCCGTCCACCCGGTTAGCCGGATATGCAACGCCGAGCACGTAGTGCTGGTCCCCCGGGTAGCCGCAGGAATCACACATGGGCTGCCGCCTTTCGGGCATAAAAAAACCCGCCACGTTGGGGCGGGTTCAGATGGGTGGAGATCCGGTTATGGTGTGACCGCCCGGTTGGCGATTACGCGGTCCGTGCGTGCGGCCGCATACCCGGCGTTCCACGCCTTGCATAAGCCTTGGGCCGTCGACCACGGGTAAGGGTTGCCGGTCGGGGGGATGCCGGACATGTTCGCCGTATAGCCGGCGTCCTGCGCCTGCGCGACGGTGTCCGTCATCCCTTACCCTTCCCGAACCCTAGTTTCTGGACCACGTCGGCGTATTTCTTATCCGACGACCGGCCCAACATTTTGTACCGGAAACTGCCCTGAGTTTCCCGTCCGTTATACAGCCACCATTCCTTCAACTCATCCGACGCGTACTTCTCCACCGAACGGTACTGACCCATAAACATGGTCATCTCGTCGTACCCGGCGGCCCGGGCGGCGGCGTGCATCTTCTGGTTGTAGAATACGCCGTTCAAGTCGTCCAACGCCTTGTTGTACTGGTTGTACACGTAGGAGTCGTATTCCTCGTTGGCTTGCTGCGCGGGCGTCAGCTTACGGGCTGGCCGGATCGCCGGATTCAGGAACGGGTCCGGTGACGGTTCCACCCATGCGGGGATGGGTGACACCTCGGCGGCGGTTGCCACCGTGCCGGCGGCTTCTCGCTGGTCGATGAGGGCCAGGATCTTGTCGACGGCTTCCGGATCTTCCGCGTATGTGGCGATCGCGGCGGTCAGTTCGTCGTCCGTCCACGCCGCCGTGCTGGCGGCGGTGAGCGTGTCCGCTACCGTCGCCGCGGCGGGTGCCATGTCGGCGGGTGCGAGCCCGCCACCGAGCGCGGACGGTGCGATTGTTGCGGCGACGGGGGCCGCAGCGCACCTGCACCTCGGGTGGACGGGCGGGGTGTCCGTCGTATCCTTCACCGGGTGCGGGTTGTTCGCGGCGATGTCCAAACAGATCGGGCACGCACCCGCCGACGTCATCAACTCCCACTCCGTCACACCCATGGACTGGTACTGACCCATGGACGCGGCAGACAGCATCCTCGCGGACTCTGTGTGGGCGATAAGTTCGGCGCGGGCCGGGTCGGAAAGCACCCTGTTCACGTCGCGGGCGATGCTATCCACGCTCCCGCCGGCTGCGACACCCGACTCGATAGCGTTACCCACCCGGGTCACCGTCGTGTCCGTGATGCCCTTGATCGTGACGCCCTGGGACTGCGTCACCGCAGCCCAACCGTTCGCCCCGGTCACCATGGACGAATCCATGCCAGGCTTCCACGTATCCCAACCATCGGGGGTCATCCCCAACTGGACTTGCGCGGCTTGGACGCCGATGTTGAACGCGTCCGCGTGCATGTCCGGGAGGAGGACTTCCAGCCCGGTCGTGTCGGCCGTGCCCGCCAAAACCCCGGCGATCGGGGGCGGCGGGGTCTGGTCTTTGACGACACGGTCCCGGTTATACATGGCCGCGGTGATCGCCGCGGACAGGTCAGCCCGCGACCAGAGGGACTGTAGTGCGCCCGCTACACGGGGCGCCCAGTAGTCGGTGAGTTCGAGGTCGACGTCGTGCTGCGGTGTCCTAACCGGGGGGTCGTCCCGCCAGCTAGGAGTACCAGCTTTTGGGTCGGCATCAGCCCCGGCCGTGTCACGGAAAGCGCCTTCGACGCTGCCCGAGTCGGTGGCTGCGTTGAGGGCGTGCCACACTTTTTCGATGACGGATGGGGGGATGATGTCGGACTCGAACCGGCGCGGCCGTTGCCCGCGCCCGATCCGGGTGAGGGTGTTAGCCTTCCACTTCCCCAGTTCTTTCACGACGGCGGGGTCGTTTCCGATGGGTGCGGCCGGTGCGGCCGGGGCCGGGGGGGCGACGGTCCCCGAACCGGGCACCGCGACCTCCAACCCCGGACGCAACGGGTCATCCGGGTCAATCGGGGCACGCTCAAACGTCGGCGCGCCCGGCTGCTTATCCGGTGTGATCCCCGGCGTCCCCGCAAACGGGGTCGTATCCAACGGCACATCCTCCGACGGGGCACCGGTCTGCGGGTCAATCGGACCGGCCACAGCGAACAGGGACCGCAACGGGATACGGCCCTGACGGCTGTTATCAAACGACCGTGGCACGGGCCGGCCGGCGTTCGTCGGCAAACCATAACGGCGTTCCCGGATCTCATCCGGGGACACCACAGCGGCGTCCATGTAGATTTTGTCCGCCTGAGCGGTCGCCACACGGTCCTCGGACTCCTGGCCCGTGTCGAACTCGAACACGACGGGCAGGCCGAGGTCGTCCTGCAGGTACGCGGTCAGGATGTCCTGGATGTGCTGAACCAAGGGGAGGGTGCCGATACGGAACTGCACATCGACCTGTGTGTCGCCGGTGGCCCGGTTGACGTCCTCAGTGAAGCCGAGGTCGTTGGGTGTCACATGGTAGGCGGCGCACACGACGCGCATCAGGTACAGGGGGAACGTCGGGTCGAAGTTCTTCTCCTGCGGAAACGACATGACCGTGCCGTGGGGCACCATCTTGAGCTTGTGCTTCACACGGGTGTCCGTGTTCATCGCAGCCCAGTACGCCTCCCACTGCTCCAACTGCTCCGGGGTGGTGATCGTCTCCGGCGCGGTCGCGAAACCCTCGGGGATGTTCCCCTCAGTGAACCAGTCCATCCAGTGCTTCTGGAACCGCATGTGCGTGTTTGCGGTCAGCAGGACGTGCTCCAGCGGGGCGATGCCGTAGGGGCTGTCGGGTTGCGGGCGGAACGGCTGATAGATCAGGTCGTCCTCGGTCAACCATTCCCACGGCTGCCCGTCCACGTACTGCACGTAGGCGGGGGCAGGGGACATCGGGCGGCGGCCGTAGTAGTCGAGGACGGGGGCGATCGTCGTCCCGGACACGACCTCCAACGCACAAACCTGGCCGATCATGTTGCGGCGCCGGTACAGGCATCCCGCGTCGTAGCGGAGGACGTCCTGCAGGTACATGGCCAGCCACGACCGGAACCCGTTACGCCCGTCAGGGCGGCGCAGGGCGGCTTTCGCACGGTCCACGGCGTCACTGTCACCGTCGCCGCGTTCCACCCAGTCAGCCGGGCGGATAGACCAGTCGAGGGACCGGACGTCGTCGATGCGGTGATTGATGCACGCCGCCGCCACGTCATACGTGTCCGTCAGTGCCTTGAGGAGCTGGAAGTCGAGGCGCCCGTCACGGTCGGCACGGGATTTGATGTTGTACCCGGTCGGGAAGTTCCAAGCACGCGGCATCCCCGAAACACCGTCGAACGGGGTCAGGGGGATGCCGGGCGCGAACGGGCCGGCCAGTGTCTCGCCCTGCACCTTAGCGGACGCGGTGGCGACGTCGAGCATGGCCTGATCCACGGCCTTGACCACCTCAGTGGAGGTTGTGATACCCGATGGGGCGTTCTGATCGGACAGGCCGGTTACCGGGGCCGACGCGCGACGTGATGGCATTCTGCGGTCCTCCCGTTTCGGTGGGTTGTGGTTCGGCCCTGCGTTTGAGGTACTCCAGCCATGCGGCCCCGTCCCCGGTGTTGACCATGAGCCGGTTCAACGCTTGGGTGAGCGCGTCGACCTGGTCGTCGTGGGCGCCGTTCGGGAACGATGCCGCCTCCTCCACCAAGTCATCCACCCATGGGGCGATGGCCACGGCGGGCAGGTAGACGTTGTGCGCCTCAATGGCCCACGCGACCGCGGACGCCCGCGCTTCCTTCGACTCTTTCGGGTTGATCGGTGTCAGGCCGGGCATACGGGCCCGGAGGACGTCGAGGACGGCGGTGCCGTTGGCTTTGTCCTCGATCAGTTTCGTGTTGGTCTGCGGCCACTTCGCGCTCACAGCCTCCACCGCTTTCACGGATTCGGTGAACGTCATCCGGCGGCGCACCTGATCGAGCAGGTACGCGTTCGGTCCGCGTTTCAACCAGACCTGACCGACCACGTAGTCGGACGCTTGGGTGGATTTGAACGTCATGTCCCACGACTGGATGAGCGTGTCACCGTCGCCGGTGCACACGTTCCGGCCGTGGTCGTCACCGGTCCACAGCGGGGCGTCGTAGAACTGCCAGTGCTCGCGGTGCAGGATGTTCCCCGACGCGGCCGACGGGCGGCCCTGGAACATGGCGTTCCAGTTGCGGGCCGTCTGGCGGACTTTCGTCGCCTCCCACTCGGCCGTGGTGCGGCCCTGCGCGGACGCCATGAACTCGCCCGGGACCCGGCCCAGAATATCCACCGCCCCGGCGTCCGGGTTGTGGTCGGCCTGCGCGGGAATGTTCAGGTACTTCCAGACGTGCCCGTCCTCAGCGCCAAGGAACCGCCCGGCCAGGTCATCCTCGTGCCAGCGGGTCAGGATCAGCACGACGGACGCGCCGGCGCCCAGACGGGCGGACGCCGTCGACAGCCACCATTCCCAAACATCTTCGCGCTGGTTCGCGGAGTCGGCTTCCTTGGCGCCCTTGTGCGGGTCGTCGATGATGAGGAGATCCGCCGGTTCACCGGTCAGGGACCCGCCGATGGATACGGCGTACATGCCGCCGCGTTCCTTCGCGAGTTTCCACTGTGTGGCCGACCGGGAATCCCGGGCCAGGGACAGTCCCATGCGGTGACCGTCGGTCGTGATGTAGTTGCGGACGTTCTTCGAGTTCTTGCGGACCAGCCGGTCGGAGTAGGACGTCATCACGATGGCTTTGGACTTATCCTGCCCGAGCACCCACAGCGGGAACATGACACCGACGCGGGTGGACTTCCCTTCCTGCGGGGGCATGGAGATGATGAGCCGCGAGTTCGGCGTGTTGTACGCTTCGACGAGGGCTTCGTCGATGAGGTCCAGTGCGGGGGTGCGGACGTTGCGCCGGTCGAGGACGTCGGCGAGGTCGCCGGGGGTCGCCCATTTGGGTCCGACGGGGGACGTGACGATCTGCACAGCACCGGACAGGAACCCGTATTCGGACATAAAAAACGCCCTGCCTCTCGGAACCTTCCGGTGACAGGACAAGCAACTCTAGCTAGAGACTACCTGACAAGCACCGTTTCACGCAACACCAAGCAGCACTGCGTGAAACGGTGCCCAAAACGTCAGTCGGCCACGAACGCCCACTCCCCGGCGAACTCCCGCTGCCGTCCGACATGGTAGGTGCCCGGGGTGATGGAGAGCATGCCGTGTTCCTGGTGGGCGAGGATCGCCGTAGACCCCGGCGGGACCGTCAACGTCCCGAGGATCAGGTCCGTCACGGACGCCGCCTTGTTGTAGTCGAAGAAGCACGGCCCGTCCGGGTGGAGGACGTGCGTGTTCGCGGACGCCTCCGACCGGACGACAGTCACGGATTTCGACATCGGCGTGGTAGCCACCGCCTGATCGGTGCGGACAACGGACACGTCGCCCTGGCACGCCGCCGTGGTGACGGTGGGGATAGCGGCTTCGCGGTCGAGGTGTTCGAGTACTTCGGTGCCGGTCGCCTGGATGGCTTCGGCGAGGGTCATGCTGGTCATAATCGGTTCCTTACTGGTTGGGGTTGCGGTGGTTTAGCGCCGGACTTCGAGGCCGGCGTACTGGTCCCTGGTCATGCCGTACAGGTCGGCGGCAGCGGCCAGGGGGTCTTTGTGATGTGCGGGCACGATCAGCCCGTACCGGTGGCGGGTGCCGTCTCGTTCGACGGTCCCGTTGGTGCACAGCAGCACCCGGGCACGCTCCCGGTAGAGGCCGTCCAAGGCTTTCGGGAGGTCGTACAGGGTGAGAGTGTGCGGTGCGTTGCCCGGGTCCGGGACCGGACGGCCGACTGGCTGCATGTTGGATTCGGCTATGAACCGGTCCCATCCGGTGGCTTCGATCGCGCACCGCCGCACTTCGGTGTTGGTTTCGGTCATGACGGCTTCCAAATTCCAGTCCCGGGTGTGGAAATCGTCCGGGAGGCGTGTGCCGTGCCATGCGTTGAACCCGTACCCGTCCGCATACTCCAACGCGGCACCGTGCGCGTTATGCAGCCGGCCTTGGGCATCCCGGCTGATGACCGTAGGCCTCTCGGTCATGAACGCGACCTCGGGCGTGGCGTACCACCAGCCTGTATGGTCCAGCACGGTGGTGAACGCTTTCAGTTGCGCCGATTCCGGCAGCCCGGCTATCGCCAGCCCGTCGCTATAGAAGGCAGTCCAGTAGGTTTCGTACCAGGTGTTGAACCCGGTGGATATGAACTGCCATCCCTGGTCCCCGAGCTGGTCCCCGAGCTGGCCCCCGAGCTGGTCCCGGAGCTGGCCCCGGAGCTGGCCCCAGAGCTGGCTCCAGAGCTGGCCCCCGAGCTGGCTCCAGAGCTGGTCCCGGAGCTGGTCCCCGAGCTGGCCCCGGAGCTGGCCCCCGAGCTGGGATTTGTCATCTTTGGCGGTGATGAGTTTGAGGACCGTCAGCGCGTACACCCCGCCAAGGGGTGAGTCCATCCAGATGAACGCAGATGGCGGGGTGCGCCCGGCGAGCCGGTACAGCTCATTGACCGCTGCTTCCGCCTTGGTCCGGTCGCAGCGCTGTGTGGAGAGTGCGTTGGTCATCCGGTCCGTGATGGTCTCTTCGATGAGGGCAAGGTGTGCGGGGGTGAGGGTTCCTGTGTAGGTCACGGGGTGTTCCTTCCGACATTAGGTAACGTAATCATACCTTAGTTATGGTTCCAGTTCAAGGAAGATCCGGTGCCAGCCGTACGCTGCGGTGGAGACGAGCGGGTCGTGGCCGGTCTCCGCCCAGTGGTCCCAGCACGCCCGGACCGCTTCCGTCCTCGTGTGGTGGGTGGCCGTCACGTCGCAGCCCTCACAACCGGACAACAGCACCGGGCGCGCCGTGACGGCCGGTGCTGCGTGCCTACCGGTCACAACGCCCACTCCTCGTCATAGTCGGCATGGTCCGCGTACACGGCGGCGAGAGCCTGCAACGTGTCGCAGGGGAAGCCGTCAACTCGGTGATCGTCATGCTTCTTCCTCCGGTTCGTCGAGTGCTTCCAGTTCGTCGGGCTCGTGCTCCAGCGTGATCTTCGCCAACTCCTCCGGCACCACCACGTCCACCAACGCCAGCTGCTCCGGGGTCAGATCCATGCGGGCGAACACCCGCCGCATGAAATCCGCGACAATAGCCGACTGTGACGCCTCCAACGCCTGCGACCGCTCAGCCAGTTCAATGGACCTGCGTTCGAAGTCGTCCAAACCCAGCAGCTTCGACCGGCGCTCCATGATCCGCAGCACGCCGGCCGAATAGCCCAGCTGCGACTTCCCCCGCTTAGTGGCCTTGGGTAGCATGACCTTCTCCATCATGCGCAGCTTCTCCAGTTCGACCTGCACCAGGTGCTCGGCCGGTTCCCGGATCATCCGGTCCCGCGCCCGTTTCACCGCGTTGTAGCATGCCGCGCCGGACCCGTACCCGGCCTCGTCGGCGGCTTCCTGCCATGTGTAGTCCCGATCCCGTAGTTCCATGGCGTGCGCGACTTTCCGTGCCGCTTCCAGACCCGGGCCGCGTGTCGACTTCCTGCCTCCCGCCGCCATATCAGATCCTCTCCTCAGCCCAGCCGGGCACGGTTGTGGTGGGGATGCCGTGCGACCGCCACAGGTCGATGATGGCCGGGTTGTCGTCGTAGGCGTGCACGATGTTGTGCCGTTCCCTGAGCCGGGCCAGGATCTCGCCTTTGATGAGCACGTCGGACCGGTAGTCGCCGGTCGGCCTCATGTGCAGTTCGTCGTACTCTACGGCGTGGTCGGCCAGCCAGTTCTCGGTGAGTGTACCCCACCGGTATTCGCGGGCGGTGACCACGACGATGGTGCGCCCGTCCTGCCGGTGCCGGTCCAGTTCCTCCACGACCCAGCCAATGGCCGGGCAGAATATCGACGCGTAGTGGAACGCGTCGAAGTTCTTGGGCCGGGCCAGGACGTGGTGGCGGATGCTGGTCACGTCCACGAGCGTCCCGTCACAGTCGAAGATCACCGCCTCACGAGTTAGCGGCTTAGTCATGATTCATGCCGGATCGCAATGAGAAGCCCGGGGTACGGCGTGTACGTGAACGTTCCCGGAGATGCATAGACTTCACAGCGCCCCTCGGCGGTAACGGTGCAGTTCGCGGGGACGTTGATCGTGACCCGCTTACTCACCGGGCGCCTCGATCCGGTCAGCACGGTCACGAAGCCGCCACGGTTCGTCCGCGTAGAGCCGCAGCGTGGCGACGTACTGAGCCCGCAGTTTGGGCAGCTGGAGGTCCAGCGCTTCGGCTCGCCGATCCGTCAACCAGGCCGCCCGCTCTACGATCTCCCACAAGGGATCAGTATCCAAATTACAGCTCGTGCACATGGGTCCAGACTTATACGACGGATTACCCTGACCATGTCCCCAAGTGCAAAATGGTTCCACATGCCCAGCCGCCCGCACCTCAACCTGTAACGCCTCAATCTGGGCACGTACTTCCGGGTAATGCTCACCCACCATCTCCAACTCACCCGGCTTAGCGAACGCACCACACAAGCACTCACCCGACATACCGACATGACCGGAGACAACATTCACTGGCACGTCACCCATCATTAGCCTGTACGTGGTCATATCGAATTTTGTCCACATCGCAATAGGGGACGCCCAAATCACGGACCTGTCCCGCTCGTGCAGGGGGATGTCTTTGCGGCGCGCTGACTCAGAACGTCGCCGGCCTGCAATGAACACGACCCGCTGCTTCCGCCCGTTGACGATCAGGTCACGTCGCACTTGGTCAAGGCAACGTTCTTTCAGCCGCTGATACATCTTGTAATGCATCGCAGGGCCGGGGAATCCGCGCTCCAATACTAGATCCCGGTAACTTGTCGGTGGGTGCTTCTCCAACAATGGCAGCCCCCAATCAGCGCATGTGTCACGCACGAACTGCCGTGTAGCTTCAATCCCTATCCCCGTATTAGCGTGCGCAGCATGCGTAGCGACATCCTTGAACAGATGTCCTAGCACCGTCGAGTCGTTGCCGCCACTGAACAGCAGAACGTGACCGGTTATTTCCTTACCCTCAGCAAGTTCCAGCGCATCGGCATGTATCTGATGGGCTTGTTTGATAAGGTGCCTGACTCGTTCCTCTCGCTGTGGTCGTGTCAGTCTGAGAACTATCTCCCAAGGTGTCGGGTCGTCGAGGCTTGGGTGTATGGGGTCATCGGACCACGCCTCAGCAGCTTCGAATAGTGTGCCGCTCATGCTTCCTCCCAGTCCGTGACTGTCCGCTTGACGACGCCCACATAGATGCTTGACAGTTCCGCAACGAAGCTGCGGGCATCCGCTTCGCTCTCGACGGGGATGACGCGCTGGGAAAACCGCGCCTTCCCCTTATCCGGGCGTTCGAGGACCGCCCATTCCGTCCGGGCGCTCATTTGCCCTCCAACGCTTCCGTAACAGCGGCCCGGAGTTCGGCTGCTGCACGGTTCAGGACATGGCCCTCGAAGTCGGGTCCTTCGCCTGCCTGCCAAGTTCCCCAGTCAAACTCGCCCTTGTATCGCCACTCCTCCGCTAGTGCGAGTGCGGCGTCCACGGCGGCCAGGAGACGCGGCACATCCGAACGGGCTGCGGCAATAAACTCCGCAGCCTTCCAGCAGTACCCGCTCAAGGGATCACCAAGGCTTGCCAGGACCTTATTTGATCCGTCAATGACCACTGTGTTGCATTCGAGCCCCCGGGCCTTCCACGGTCCTTCGGTGGCTGCGTCGGCGCGTGCCCGGATCTCGTCTAGCATGCTCATGGTTTGCCTTCCATCGTGTCAGTGATCGCGGCCACGGTCGGGCACGGCCAGCGGTTCCAGTTGCCGTCGTCTTGTCCGCAGCCGGTGCAGACCTGCACCTTGTGGGCGTTCTTGGCGCCATACATAAGCGCATCCACGGGCTTGTGCAGCGCCAGTACGGCGTCGAGTGCTGCGAGGATGCCGGGTAGCCGGTTCCGCGCCGCTGCGATGAACTCCGCGTCAATCCCCGCGTGTTCGCAGATAACAAGCGCGCCATCTTCATGGGTTGCTAGTACATCTGAGCGGTGGTTGCCCATTGCCTCTGCGTACCACTGCCCCTCGGTTGCCCCGGTTTCGAGTCGGCGCAGTTCCTCCCACCCGCTCATGCCGCCATCACGTAATCTCCGAAGGGCTGGGCGAGGACAAAGGGCGGGTCGATGATCGGCGGGACGTGATACCCGTGGCAGTGCTGGCATCGCGGGGCGCTCACAGGGTCGCCTCCGGGGTGAATAGGACCGTCGCGGGCATGTCGCCGGAATGGATGGAAATGCGGTCCCTTGCCTCCCAGTTATCAGACTCCTCGTAAAAGTCGTAGTGCTTGGTGTAAACCTCGTCTAGGTGCGTTCGGATGACGCTATACCGGGGTAGCGCGTCGAGTTCGGCCACGGTGGTGACGGTGCGGGGCTTCGACCAACCCGCAGCCAAGATCGCGTCAGCTATCACATGCTGGCTCTTGTTATCCCACGCAATCAGGGCCGGGGCATCAAATATCACGCGGGCGAGTTCGTCTCGTTGGGTGGTCGCCTTGGTGGGCATGGCTGCCGCAACCTCCGCCGGTGTCATGGTCACGGGCGCGTCCCCGGTGCTCATCGGAGGCCGTCTAACCGGTCGAGGCGGGACAGGTCCGCCGGCCCGTCACCGATAAGGCCGGTAAACCACGCCCGGATGCGTTCTAGTAGTGTGCTCATGACTTCACTTCCAGGATCTTGTCGATGGAATACCGGTCGGTCCACGAGTATTCGGTGGCGACGGTGACTGACTTT